TAATGTTGATGCAGGAGCAGGTGGTTCTGGTTCTGGTGCAGGTACTGCTAGAACAGATGGAACTCAAAGAGCTTTTACTGAAGATCAGTTAAAATCTGTTTTGAGATCATGCTTTGATGCTGGTGGAAACCCTAACATGATTATGGTAGGTGCTTTCAATAAGCAAAAGCTATCTGGCTTTACTGGTGGTTCAACTAGATTTGACCAAGCAGAGGACAGAAGGTTAGTTACATCTATTGATGTCTATGAGAGTGATTTTGGAACTTTACAAGTTGCTCCAAATAGATTCATTAGAGGTGCAAACTCTACTGCTGCTAAAAAAGGACAAGATGCTCTAATTTTAGAGATGGACTTTTTTGCTGTTGCTTTCTTAAGAGATTTTGCTCTACAAACTCCAGCTCAGACTGCTGACGCAGATCAGAGATTCATGGTTGCAGAGTACACTCTTGAGTCAAGAAACGAAAAAGCTAGTGGTGCTGTGTACGATCTAACAACATCATAATAAATAACTTTGGTGGGGGAGTAATCCCCCATCATTTAAATTAACAATTTTGTTTGGTCTTTGAAGATTTAAAGTCGGAACGAAGCAAATAAAAAGGAAAAAAAATGAGAACACTAAACGATTACTTTCTAACTGCTGAAATAGAAGATATTTCAACAGCTTCATCAACTTTTGTTGCTGTACCAGATGGCGGTAAAATAGTTAAAATTATAACTGCTTTACAAGGTGCAATATCTGGTGGTAACGCAGCTATTTCTTTTGAAATAGGTGGTACTGCTGTAACAGGTGGTGGCATTACTGTTGCTCACTCTGGCTCTGCTGCTGGTACTGTAGATTCTGCTGAACCTACTGCCGCAAATAGAGTAGAAGAAAATGGCACTATTGAGATGATTACTAATGGTGGCTCTACTG